GCCATGCCAAAAGTCTCCATAAAACTCATATATGGTATTCGTTTCTGGAACATAAGCATCTACAATATACGGTCTAGTCCTCTTAATTTTTAGTGGCTTTTGTCTAAATTTCTCAGGTATACCTATATAATCAAGCCACTCAGATTCCGATTTTGACACTATCACTGGACATTTTGGGCACCCAGAACCTATCAAATGACTACATGGAGTTTGCAAAAACTCAGCTCCGCACTTATTACATGATATAATTACATTCGTCGCAGTATTTATATAATCCACTTTATCATAAGAATAGCGATTTCCAAATATAGCGGTGGCCTCGTCAATAAATTGCCCTAATGTCTTCCTTAATTTATTAGCATTACGAATAACTGCACAATCAAAACATCCTTGGCACCTATTGATATGGGCAGCCGGAGTCTGCTCGAATATACCTTTACATTCATTGCAAATAATATTGACCTTAGTCTGACTGCTAACATAATCTACCAAGGAATAATCATATTTATCTCCATGAACTTCTCTCCCTTTGTTTGCAAATATTTCACTAGTCCATGCGGATGCTCCAAAACAATATGAACAACCATTTCCACTCAAATGGTTGGCTGGCGCCTGCTCAAATATATTGCTACAATCATTACAAATAATCTGAACCTTGGTCATATTATTCGTGTAGACTACTAGTGAATAATCGTATTCATTATTTGGATGAATGAGTTTGGCCTTATCAATAAATTCATCTACACTGTCTCGTCTATCAAGGCTCATGTTTTGATCTCTACAAAAACGACAACCTTTTCCTTGCAAATGATTATTTGGCGACTGCTCAAAAATACCATGAATTCTGCATATTATTTTGATATGAGTTTTAGTATCAATATATTCTTGATCTGGATAATCATACTTATCCCCATGAAGATCAATTGCTCTTGCTTTAAATTCATCGAATGACAGCCTCTGATTGTTTCCGATTTCAACATTGCCACATATTGGGCAACCGCTGCCGGACAAATGACTGTTTGGCGTCTGATAAAATGGACCATGCAAATGGCAAATAATTCTTATCTTGATATCAGATTTTTCGTATGGATCGGGGTATTCGTACCTATCACCATGGATTAGACTGGCCTTCCCTATAAACTCGTCTAATGAGCTGCGCCTGGAAGCCGCATTTTTATCAAATGCACATAGCCGACAACCCTGCCCCAATAAATGCGATCTAGGCATTTGTTTAAATGGCCCATGCTCCGGACAAACAATAGTCATTTTTATGTTAGCCCTAACATAAAACTCCGGATACTCATATTTTCCGCCGTGAACGGAATTTGCCCTTTCAAGAAACTGGGCGTTTGTTAGTTTTGCTGGCATACCTATCTATATATCAGGTAAGTCAGTGTCTTTGCGAAGTTTTTCGTTCAAAACGAATTATTTTCTAGCATCACTTATTGCTAGAAAGTCGTCCCTGCCTATCATCAAAAGTGGCACTGTAAGGAACATTCAGCGTATTACTGGTTTGCAATGAAACGTCGCCGCCTGGAACACTCTCGCCACTATTCAATTCATATCCGTTTCTAAAATCGTAAGTTTTATGATCTAATGGACATTGAACTAAGTCTTGGCCAATTCTGTAAGTAGAAGTTCCTGGGTGGTCAGGGCAACATCTCGTTGACAATCCAACTTCATTTATTTCAATCCTCTTCGTCATATCTGATTTATCAATGTCCTTAGCCGTGCTATCCAAACGATTAGCCTTCTCCAACTCTTTCCTCGGCTCTTCATATCTCCGCTTAAGATCTTCTATCCGATTATCCAACAAATCCTTTCGCATCGCATACGCATTCGGTGGAGCAGCAATCGACAATAATAACTCATCCAATACACTTGCCTGCTTCATCAATTCCGCATCCCCGCTCGAATCCAATGCCGCCGCTAAATCAGCCAACCCATCTATGGCCTCTGGCGTAATGTTAGACTCTTCCGGAGGCTCAATCGCATCCACCTTCTCGGCAGCGACACGAAGGGCTCCTGCGGCATCTAGGCAGCTCTCCGCAACAACCTTAAGACACTCATCGTCATATTCGGAAATTAGGAATGCCTCATTGTTAGGATCTTCTAACCAATTGGCAATTGCAGTTAGCATTTCTGATATTCTCATTTGTTTTATCGGCAAGGAAACTAAACGGATTTGCCCGTTGTAAAAAATAGCCGCTCCTAAACGTCTATGCAAAATAATGCATCGTCATGTCGAATTTTGATCCAAAACTACTACTAACGATATATATACTTACGATGCGAAGAACTTACTCATTCTACATGGATGTTCCCGAAGGATTTTTAGACTACCTAAAAACGTGTTCGGAGATTTTTGCTCGTCATGTGGATTGGGCTTTTGAGAATAAATCTACAAACAAAATCCAAGCCCATAAAGATCTGTATCATAAATTGCGACTAGAATTTCCAAATATACCGTCTAACATACTTCAAACTACACGAGATCAGGCGTTGGAGATCGTAAAATTATTGAAGTTCGCTTCTAAACCTAAAAAGAAACCTTATTCAGCAGTAAGATATGATGCTAGGAACATGGCCCTTCGTGGCAATCTGCTCACGTTTTCCGGTCCCGGAAAACGAATAAGGACTATGATTGACCTTCCGACCTTCTTCCAGAAGTATAAGTCATGGGTCATGAAGTCAGGAACTATCGGTTATGACAAGTTCAAGAAGAAAATCAAGGTATCGCTAATTTTTGAGGCACCTACACCTCAAACAATACAAAGAGTAAAAACAGAAAGAATAGTAGGTATCGATCGGGGCCTATACAATATCGTCGCGTTGTCCGATGATAAGGCATTTTCCTCTCAACAAGTAAGAAAACAGAAACGCAAGTTTCTTCATGTAAAACGACAACTTCAAGCAAAAGGCACTCGATCTGCAAAGAGAAAACTCAAAGCAAGATCAGGTCGAGAAAAGCGGTTCAGCTCGAATATAAATCATGTTGTCTCGAAGTGGTTAGTTGGATTACCGTATGACACATTTGTTCTTGAAGACCTCTCAGGCATTCGTAATCAGAACAGGGGCCATAAGGTTAATAACTGGATGCACAATTGGACGTTCTATCAGTTAGAGCAGTTTTTGACATACAAGGCTGGCGCGCTGGGAAAACAAGTAATTTTCGTTGATGCTCGGTATACGAGTCAGAAATGCTCTAATTGCGGAATAACATGCAAGAAAAACAGAAACGGATCACAGTATCACTGCACTAGTTGTGGATATTTTGGTCATGCAGATCATAATGCAGCTATAAACATTCGTAGCAACTACATTCTCTCCGCTGCCTATGCTTCGCAAGAAGCTATATGGTCCGTGGAGCAGGCTCTCGCCAATGAGCCGAACGCAGTTCTCTTGAACTGTAATGCGACAGGTTTTCTAGTCGCAAACCAATAATATTAATCATTGGTAATTGGCTTCCTCTCTAATATACTTCTTGACCAACGCATTTAGATACACAGCACCAATCTTCGGTTCCCCTATTGGTTCCCTACGCCCAGCCCGATATCCCTCTAAAATCTCTCTAATCTGTTTCTTTGCCCCATTAGAATCTACCGGGCTATGGCCTCTATTTAGCGCATTGATGATTGTAGTCAGCTTTGATTTTAGCCCCTTATCGCTTTCCAGCACTTTCATCCACTCATCGGTATTATCAATGCCGTATTCGGGCCCATATTCCAGTAGGAATGGAATGATTTCTTGCGATGACAATTCTGCCCTTTGCGGCTTGAACCTATCCTCATCTTCCACTTTGCCGAACCCTACATCAATGCCAGCATCTTTTAGGTCTTTCAGCATATCAATCGCTATGCTCATAATTCTAGCTAATCCTGATCTCGCCTTTGCCGACTCATATTTGCGGAAATCATCCCACTTCTTTCCGGCTAACGGCTTCATCTCCCAAATCAAATCTGAAACATGAGGAAATTGAACGTCCCTACCTTCATGCTTTGTCGCTAGGTTTTTCTCAATCGTCTCTTTTAGTATCAGGGCGGCTAGATATATGTCTTTTAGGCTTTCGGGGCTTTGATGGTCTTTTAGTGCGTCAAGGTAGTCAATCATGCCGACGACTTTCTTGATGAACTCAAATCCTTCTACTGCTGATACCTCACGCTCGTTCTTTGGGTTTTTAGCATCGGAATCGGCGCATTCCCTCAAAATACCATGGGTTTTGTTGATGATGTTGGATAGATTGGTGATACGGCTGCGAAGCGTTGTTCCGATGTTTATGGAGGCCCATTTAGTAGTGTAGTCTCTTTCAGGTTCAACATCTGATGGATCATTAGCTGACAAAAACTCACCAGCGGTCATTGATTTGCCATTATTACCTTTGTTGGACGAATTGCTAATATGTATTTTCTGATCCGGCGTCACGTGTTTTTCCTCGAAAAACCCCCTTATATTATCAATACACCTACTATCAAGCCTATCAGTAATTAGGTGCAAAAAAGATCCATAAGACCTTACTGATACTCCACCATCTTTCCACAATCTATGTTTGGCAGCTCCTCCATCATATTTATATTGATGGTTTGGATCACAATGTATTTGAGCGGCATCGTTATGATTATCTACCTCTTCAATGGTTCCGTCTGGCCAAATCCACCATCCATATTGCACCATATCATAACTAGCAGCCTTGTATTTTGCCGCTAATCTAGCCCATTTAGTAGTGTAGTCTCTTTCGGGTTCAACATCTTTTGGATCATTAGCCGATAGAAACTCATCGACTGTCATTATCTCTGATCTTGGATCAGCGTCTGGCGAAAAACTTCCATATTCTTGTAGCCATATTTTCTGATCGCCCAGCAAACCAATTTTGGAAATGAAATCCCTTACATTGGACAAATATCTCTGATCAATATGCCCGGAAGTGAATATATATTTATCCCTATATCTCCTAATTACTATTCCACCATCTTTCACTAACCTATTTAATGCTGCACTTGCTTCATGATACCAATCCTTACCAACTTTCTCGAAATTGTAATGCTTTGCGGCATCTACGGCATGATCATCGGTCGCTTTGATTTCGCCATTTGGAAATATCAACCAACCGGATTCAGCCATATCATAACTAGCTACCTTGTATTTTACCGCCATTATTTCGGCGAGTCTGCCGATTTTCATGGCCCTCTATACTCCGAATATTTTGCTGTTATTGAACATAGCCCCTTCGTAGCTTTCAGCCATGCCCTTGCGATATAGCGGCAAACAATTTCCGTATTTGTCCTGATAGACCTTATGAATTGGTAGCCCAGTATGCCCGCAAATTGGATGCTCGCTTGCCGAACTCTTCAATATCATGGAACACTTGCATTCTGGTTTCACTGTATTACCAGCTAGCCCATCAGCATAAACCTCTAATCCAATCGCGTATGCCTTTTCATCTCCGCTATTAGCAAGAACATTCAGCGCATCTTCTGCTCCCGCATAGTTCTCTTCCGCTATTGCCTTGCGAAGGTTATTCAATACATCGCTTGGCTTCAATCCGAACTGTGGTGAAGCAGCTGCCGCAGCCTTGTAATCTGATGAATTACTCTTGTATAGCTCGTTTATACTCTCTTGATTGAACGATGATACTGATCCGTTGCATAGCATTAGCGATGGTTTAGTAATCTTTCCATTGGCAATCTTTACTGGAACTACAAACCCTACTCGTCCGGCATCTAGCGCAACGCTGTAAAATACCGTGTTGTCATCTAATTTGGATACGGTGATTTGCGGGTTCTTATGACCATAGCTTGTCAGTTCTCGGGCAATATGATCGCTCGCTATTCTGACCTTGTCAGCGCCAAATTGGAATGAGGCCTGACCATATGGCGATGTAAATTGCTTCTCGAATGACATAAACTCATCTGATTTGGGAAGATCAACATCTTTTCTAGCAGCTTCGGCAACCTTTTGGCCAACAATCTGCCCTGCGGCAAACTCGGTATTGGCCTTTCTTGAAGCGTTTAGCCTTATGACTGCCATTTCGGCATCACTTATTTCATGACCTTCGGATACGGCTGTTGTCAATGCTTCTAGAATTGCCTTGCCGCCAACTGATAGCTTTCTTCCAGCATATGTAGTTAGGTATGTTTTCAGGTTTGTGTGGTTTAGGTCTTGTGGCCCAGTATTGCCCATAAATACGGAAGCTTGCGATAGCTTGTTTCCATTTACTTCTACTGGTACATAGAAACTAGTAATACCCTTTGGTGTCTCGTAATCAGCCCTAATCACTAGAAACTTGTCATTGCCATCGGAAACTTCTAGCGAGCTCGGATTTAGGTTCCACGAATCTAGTGTCGATGCAACCGAACGCTTTGCTTGATCTGCTAGCGGCTGTGAATACATTTTCACTGGCAATGACTTATCGAAAACACTTTGCAGGACATTTGCCAATACTTGGTCTCCCGCGGCATATATATCAATATCGGCGCCTGGCTCGGCATGCTTCATTGTCGTAGCGCCTTTTAGCTCGGCAACTTTGCCCAATTCATCCTGGAATAACTGGGCAAACTTGGTATTGTTGGAGTATAGGTTATTGTATAGCTGCCTCAAATCTGCTCTGCTAATAAATATGGTGTTGTTAGCTACCATCTTGCTAATAACTCTATGCATAGCCCCTAATGTTTTATCGCTTGGATAGATTTCCGAGGCTTTTGCTAATCTCACCGCTAAAATTGGTGTAGCAATTTTCTCCTGATCATCCAACGACTTCGCTAGGGAACTCACTAATTGATTTATTTGATCGAGGCTCATATTATACCAGCTCCGGATATTTGTTTAGGACTTCCTGTTTTGCTGTTGGCGTAAGTTCGCTCAAAAGAGCTTTCACTAGCTTTTTGTTATCGGCTAGCTTGGCTGGAAGATAGCTTGGAACCTTATCTAGTTCCGAGCGAGCAATACCTAACTTGCTAGAAGCTAATCTTACGATTGGGTCGCCCTTATAGGTAATATCTAGCGATCCAGCTACCTTATTTATGCTTACGTCCCATAATGAGGCGGTTTTTTGTTCCTCGTCAGGTTGATAGAGTGCCACGATATATTCGCCATCGTCTGCACTTTGGACTTGCCATAGATCGGTGGATTTGTCGTTGTCTTTAAATCTCACTATGTCGAACGCCACTGTTTCGAGCTGATCTTTGACATCGGAAAACTTGTATGCCCTTTTTGTGAGCTGGTCTGCTAGGCCTGAATAATCAACGGCGAATTTTTGCATCGTATCTCCCATAAATAAAACGCGTTCTATCATCCATGGGGTAATATTGATATGCCCAATGAATGAAAATATGCATACAAGTATTCCAAAATATTCGCTTTTGGCTACCAAAATACTTTGTTGTGGAGTTTAGACACGATGATTTTCAGCTTTTTGTCATCCATCAGTATATCATATAGGTCAATAATGCTAATGCTGGAAATATCTTTACATGGTATTTCTAGAAGTTCCATTAATTTATGAGCCGCTTCCGCCTTTTCAAGGTTTTGCCTTATTGCGTCGCCGACCCGTTTGGCCTCCTCATATATTTCGTGCTGATATTCTTCTTCATCATCAAATGAATTCATTTCTTTCACCAAAACACCTTATTATGCAATTTGGAAACAATTATTTTCAGCTTTTCCTTGTCATTGAGGATGTCGTATAGAACTTTGGAGGATATGTAATAGCCACTGAAACATAGGGGAATGTCTAGGGTATCGAAGAAATCGATGATGATGCGGAGGTCGTCATCGGTGGGGTGGATGTAGGGTGAGGATGGCATTATATACCAAGACCTTTTTTGTATGATAACAATGCCGATCTTTTCCTTCTATGAAACGCTGGTGATAATTTAAATCCACTTCTTTTTACGAAATCAATGCCCAGATCCCACGCCAATTTTTCTTCGCCCAAAATCATACCCTTATCTTCATCTGTCATTCTTGGCCAAAGCAATCTATTAGAATATAATGCCATAGCAATTTCATATCCATCTGGACGCATTTTGTTTTTCCACGACAAATAATGACCATATTCATGTGTAAGAACATTGAACTTAAAATCTTCACTCAAAGAACCGTCAATACGAATGTAGGGCATAATTCGCGACCTACCCTGAACTAATGTTCTGTCAATAAAAAATTGACCGCACTTATATGATACTGGCGGACAATCTTCTTGAATATCTAAATATGGTATTTCGATTCTACCATTTTTATCCACATATTCGCTATGATTGCTACCAAGCGGTTTGCAGTTTATAAAATTACGCTTATCAGCATGTATGATACGATCTAATTTCTGATAATCACTAACTTCTCTCTTACTCCAAGTAAGAATCTCACGTGCAAAATTATTTGACCCCTCAATCTCTTCCATTATAGTCATGCCTCATAACCTTACTTGTCAATCTAAATCTTCTGAATATCTTTTCTTGGTGCGTAGTATGATATTGTTTTGCCTAGGGATATTGTTTCGATCCAGTATTCGGTATATTGATGTCCTACCGGTATTTAGCTCGGTTTCTATTTCAGCTATTGTTTTCCCGGATAGGTATGCTTGGATGATAGCCTGCTCGCGCTCAGGAGGCATTTGCCACGCTTTGCGTGTTGCTGCCCCTTGCTTTACTGCTTCGGGATCCCTCTTCTTACCTTTATTGGCTTTACTGATTTTAGCCTTAGCCTCATCGGTATGATGCTCGTCCTGCATTGGATGTCCGACCGTTCGATGACGCTCTTTCATTTGTTCCGATGTGGCCTTCTTCTGCTCATCGGTCCTTGGCCCTCTTTTCTTGCCTTCCCACCATCCTACAATCGGCGCAGATCTTTCAGCTAGCTCCTCTGGTGTCCATTGTGATGCTTGCTCTTTTAGCGTCGCTGATATTTTCGCTTTCGTCTCTTCTGAATGCTTACCTACGCCACCACCCCTTTTTAGGTTATATCCTACGTCTGGATTTCGACTATCATATACCTCAATATAGTAGTCTTCTAGGTAATCAGCGTCTATTTGACTAGTAGTTTGAGTCAAAATTTCGTATCTAAATGCTTCGGATCCATATTTCTTTATGGCGTTGTATAGGTAAATCGAATTCTTGTAGTTCGATCCGTCTTTACCCATTCTGATATTGAGATCGTTCCATGTTTGGCCAACATATATCTTCTCGTTAGCAGTATTGATTAGCAGATAGATCGTGTTTAGTGTTTTAGGTTCGCTTCGCATATCTATGCTATATATCAGGCGATTCGCAGTTTTACCACTTTTCTTCGCGTAGTTTAGCGATTTTCGCCAGTATCTCCTGTATTTTTTCGTCAGTCTCTATGATCTTGCGAATTTTTTTCGTCGAACCGCCATATGATTTGGGCGTTCCACCTGCATAATTGGCGTTCCCACGCAAATTTTTCGCGATTGAACTTTGATTCACTCCTAATTTTTTCGCAACTTCCATCTGGGTTAACCCATCCGAGCGCAATTTTATCACATCCCTCTGTCTATCCGTCAATAACGTATTCACCACCCTCCAAAACTCCACCCTCAACTGATCCTCCAACTCTATCATCTCCTCATTATAATCGAACGGATTCAACCGATTATAAATGCTATCCTCATTAGGAAATGTCTCCATCATCTCATTGGAACAAACCGTCTCCAAAATTAGGTATTGATATGCCTGACTTCTTGGATTTCTCTTGTTATAGCTATTGGCCATATGTCCTCACTAGGTGATTGTTTTACGAAGCGCACGTCCACGACACTTACATATATAACATCGCTAGGGGAATAGTTAATACCGAATTATTACTCGCTCGCCAACTTATTTTATTGCCAAACAAACGCTCTCCACATCCCTATCCGGCTCTTTCGTCAAATATTCATCTATGTCTTTATATTCTAGCGGCAGGTAAAAATTATGGAAACTAGCCATCTTTCCATATTTGTCCCGTATTGTCTTTCTGCCCCTCTCTCCTCCCTCATCATTATCTAGCAGTAAAAAAATATTGCCCGTATATCTTGCCAGCAAACAAAATTGGGTGGGCGTCATGTTGTTCGTTCCTAGTCCAACAATATTTTTTATACCCCTTTCGTTAGCCTTAATTACATCGAACTGCCCCTCGACAACAAATACTCCTCCACTTTCAACAATACTCCTCTTGTTCTCATATAACCCAAATAAATAATTGCCCTTCTTGAAACCAGCCGTATTCTTATACTTTGGGATATTTGCCGCCTTCATTCCTGCATCGTCTAGCAATGTCCTAGCAACTAGCCCCACCACCTTTCCATAAACATCTCTAAACGGCATAACTAGCGGCATCTTGTCGAACTTGGAAACCGGTATGCTGCGGGGGAATAATGAATCCTCAATATCCCTAAAATAGATCAGATCGTGCTGTAAAAGAATATCCTCGCCCACTATATCTGTTAGCAGCGATATCTCTTCCCATCCTGGGTAATAACCGAAATGAAACTTCTCCTGACTTTCTTTGGTTAGGCGGGAATCAAGATATTCGCGCACTTTCTCTGCACCTGGAAAGTCATGGAGCAAAAATCTACATGCTTCGGTTATCTTTTCTAGCATTGTATTCCTTACATGAATGCGATCAGCTTGTCCATACGAACTAGGAAATCATCTACTTGCTTTTTTACTTCATCAATTGTTCCCACTATGTTTTGATTTGGAAAGATATCGTTTAGGTATTTTAGTTCCCAATGAAAACTAACCGTACAGCTACAACGAGCACTTTCCTCAAGTGAGACCGCTGGCGATGGAAAAAGATCTTCATCGCCCATATCCACATCTCTAACCCACCAATAATTATCATGCCAATTAGGTTCATATCGCCAGTCACTCAACTTTACATCAGCTACTTGAAGCATAACTAAATATCACTACCCTTCTTCAAGTTCTCTTTCAACATCATCTTGAACGGCGCGCTCAAATGATCTAGCGGCTTTTTGCACTTGGCACACACAACTTCGCCATTTACAAGGAGTGGCTTGTCATTGTTTCGACACCGTTTGCATTCCACTGCAAAAGGTGTTTGCTTCTTTTGCTTGAACTGCTTATTCATCTTCATTTGATTTTTTATGAACGGGGTGATATTAGTCATCTCTCCGTCGCATTCCGAACAATATACCTTACCATCAGTCATATCAATATATGGCTGATTGATTTTTCCGCATCCCTTATTGGAGCATTGTAATGAAAGTGGCATGACTAGTTTTCCTTCTTTGGTTCGTTTAGAGCTTCAATCAACTTACTAACATCTTCTGGGTACTTGACATCCAAAATTACGCGCTGGTTTCCCTTGCCATTAACTCCAAGATGCGGAATAATTACTTCTTCATTATGTCTTGACTTTGGCTTGATCGTTATATCCTTATATCCTTTGATTGTATTGACTATCTTCGAGCAGCCGGCTAATGCTTCTTGCAATGATAGCTCTACCGTATTTATGACATCGCTCCCCTCCAATGACAAACCGGGCTCGCTAGTGACATGAACCGTCAAACGAGTGTCAGTATATTGATCCATTGGGCCAAAACTTCCAGCATAATTACCAGTTCCTTGTAGGTTAAGGATATTACCATTGACAACTCCGCCAGGAATATTCACCTGCAATGTAGCTTCTGATTGGACAACTCCTTTTGTATTGCAGGATTTGCACGCTTCCACCGACGTTCTACCGCCGCACTTTCCGCAAGTTTGGGTAAAAGTCACGTTGCCTTGCTGCCTGGTCGTTATTCCATGACCTCCGCAGGCATCACACCCATTGTTTATGGCATATTTACCGTTGCCATTACAATTCTCGCACTTAACTTGACGATTGATCTTTATCTCCTTCTGGCACCCTAGAACTGACTCCGCGAAGGTTATCCTTATGCTGGAACTTATATTTTGGGTCATGCGAGGGCTTTGATTGCCCATATTCCCCATATTACGAAGTATGGAAAACGGATCAAGCCCACTGCTATAATTTCCTCCAAATGAATCCATACCATCTTGTTTGTCTGATGATACTAGCTGATACGCCTCATTAGCCTTCTTGAACTTTTCTTCGGCATCAGGGGACTTATTGACGTCTGGGTGAAGTTTTGCCGCAAGCTTTTTCCACTTCTTCTTTGCCTCTTCCCCAGCTTCTTCGCGATCTAAATCTGGCGAAATACCTAATACTTTGCACGCCTCTGTATAATTCACTTCTAATCAACCTCTCATTTACTAGTCGTTAGCGCCAAGTTAGAAATCTAACCATCAATCGCTAGCATGACAAGACCCCAAATATTTTCAGTCTTTTGCGCAGCGGCTCTTATTTTCTTCGTCGGATTTCGCTTTGTGGCATTCGTGGCATAATACTTGCAAGTTTTCCTTCTCGCAAAACAATCGGTCAATGAATGTATTCCAGTCAATGAACTTTCCAACGACTACTGGGTCTCTATGATCGACTTGTATTTCCTTTGGCCCAAATAGGTTGTTGCAAATTGCGCATAAATATTTTCCTCGACTTTTCCTTGCGTCTACTAGCGCCGCTTTGCGATTGTCGGAATATAGCCAAATGCGTTTTAGCACCGAACGAATTGCTCCGTATGGAATGCGCTGTTTCTTCTTTGGAGTAGCAGTCTTATTTTTCTTCTTGGTCATACAAACGAATATATCAGCTCAAAAGAAAAAGGATCCGCGGCGGCGAAGCCATGGATCCCTTTTAGTGTGCGTACTCTAATTGCTAGTATCAGTTTCCATCGTACGCTGGAAACTCATCATCGTCGTCATCAGTCATATCAACCGCTGGGGTCTCTACTACTGGTGCAACCTTTGTAGCAGGCTTCGCGGCAGCTGCTACTACTGGCTTACCTGTTGCGGTAGGG